TGTTTTGAACTTCAAATGTTAACTTGGACTCTTCTATTTCTGTGATTTTGTTTTGAAGATCCTCCATCATTTTTTCGTTTTTTTCATTTAACGTTACAAGTTCTTCATTTTGTTTTTGTATTTTTTTTGTCATCTCAAGACGTTTTTTTCTTTTGTCTCCGTCTTTTGTTTCACAATCTTTTAAATATTTTTTAAAGTCCTCATCATTTTCAGTATCAATAAGTTTAGTAATATTACCTTCAAGACCTATACCTTTTTTAAGGTATAAGTCCATCAATGTTTTTTTAGTATTACTATCTATTTTTATCATTTGTAAACTTTAAATGGTAAAGTTCTATTTTTATAACCTTCATAATCATTTCTAAATTCTTCTAAACGAGGTTCAATGTCGTCAGATTTAATAATCCAAAATTGAGCACCTGCTTGGATTGCCTTTGCTTGTTCTTCAGGTTCATTTGATGATGATATGATTCCAACAACTACGTGATTACCATATTCAAAATTAATTTTTCTAATTAATTCTATACCATCAAAAGAACTACCAATGATGTTTAAATCAACAAACACACATTCAGGTTTATCATTATTATCTCCATCTTCAAACCATTTTTGAAATAGTTTTGCCGCTTCGTCAGAACTATTTAACGCATTTAAAGACAAACTTATATCAAGTAATGAACAAGCATCTTCAAAAACCAAATGGAATAAATCCTCATCATCAACCAATAAAATAGAATCAATCATCTTTTAATTTTTTATTTTTATTTTTATTTTAGTTCCAATTTCATTTCTTTCACATTCAAGGTCATACCCATGTTCTTTTAAAATTGCAATTGAAATATTCAACCCTAAACCAATTTCTCCTTTATCTTCTTTAGAAAATGATTTAATATGTTTTTTAAATTCTTCATCTGTCATTCCAACACCGTTGTCTTGGACTATTATATAATTATCTTCAATAAATATTAAAACTTCTTTGTTTTCGCTCTTATTATATTTTAATCCGTTTTTAACTAAATTTTCAATTGCGTTACAAAATAACGTAGGATTAACTTCAAGACTTGGTAGTTCGTCAATTTTAATCTGTTTAAAGTATGATGTTTTAGCAAAATACATTTCAAGTAACTTTTTAATTTCTAATTCTTTTTTCTCTAATAAAACATTTTGTTTTACAAGATTTGTAAATTCATAAACACTTTTATAAACTTTTTGAGTGTGGTCCAGACCTTCTCTAATCATTTTAATTGAACCTTCTATTTTAAGATTTTTTATATCTTCTGCCGTTAATCTTTTTTCTAATGAACTTATACCTCTTGGGATATATGTATTTATTCCTGAATGCATGTCGTGTCTTATGATTCTTGCTGCGTGTTCTAAATAAGTATTTTTTGTGTTGATGTCTTGTAATTGTTCATCAATTTTAAAATCTTTTACTTTGATTGTTTTTCTCTGAAGTAAAACCAAAAACCCTAAAAGTAAAATGGAACCTACAATTACCGCCCATATTAAATAAGTTTTTAATTCTTCTTTTTCTAACCCTAAAATATTTTTTTCCTTTTTTAATTTGTTTTTATCTAAACTTAAATCAATAACTTGTTTTTCCTTTTTTAAACTTTTTATTGTTACATCTTTTTCATCTATTACTTTTTGACTTTCACCATTTTGAATTAATAATTGTTTTTCTTTTATTAATTTTTGTATTTTTCCTTCTATCTCCTTTGCGATTTTTTGCATGTCATTAGGTGATAAGTTATCGTAAGATTTTGGTAGGTTATTTAAAAACTCTTTATCAGCCGCTAAACTTGCTGCCAAATTTTCTGAAATTTTTTCTTCAGGGATTTCTTGTGGTATTTCAAAAACTTTTTCAGGCTCTAAATCAACAACTTCGACGTAGTCTTTAACTCTTGATAAATACCAATCAGCTTCATCATACATGCCTTTATTGTAAAAGGCAATACCTATCTGCCTACAAAGTTTTACACTTTCTTTATCTTTATGTTTATTGTTTATCAATAAAGAATCAAAAGTTAATTTATCTGTTAAACTTTTAATATATGGATCACCATTTAAATAAGGAATTCCTTGATCCCAATTAGCCTCAATTTTTTGTTCCTTTATTTCTTTAAATTGTGAATGACCATTAAAAGAAATTAAAAGTATTATTATTAATAAAATTTTTTGCATACTAATTAGTTTATAATTTATAAGGGAATTTAATTAAAGTTGGTTTCCATCTTTTTTTATAAAATGTGTCCCAATTTTCTGGTGGTTCATCTGAATATAATCTATTATGATTTTTCCATTTTTCATCTTCTTCTATTGGTGCTCTTCTTACTATATTAAAATTACCGGTCCTTCTGTTACCTATCAAAATATATGAACCAAAGTCGATACCAATAACTTGCTGTTCCCTGTATGAATAATAAAGGTATGTATTATCTATTGATGAATTATAGATCCACTTTTCAACAGTATCTAATTTTATTTTTAAACTATCGTAAATTGAATTTTTATTTTTAAGTTCAGTGTATAAACTATCTATCATAAAATTTTTTCTTATCAGGGCATTAACAAATATTTCTATTTCTTTATCTTTTTTTAATACATCTTTTTTGTAATTAACAACCCTTTGTTTTTGATTTTCCAATAGTGTCTGCATAACTTCGTATTGATCGGTGGTTAGAATGACTACTGAATCGTTTTTTAATTTTGTTTTTACGGGGTATTTCTGCGCACTGGTTAAGTGTGCGACTAATAATAATATTATTAATAAAAGTTTTTTCATATAAATTTAATTTTCATTTTTGTTCCTATTTCATTTTTTTCACAGGTAATGTTAAATCCGTGTTCTTCTAAAATCGCAACGCAAATATTTAACCCCAAACCAGTGCCTGATTCTTTTTGTCCTTCTTTTCTTGTGTATGGTTTACATAGGTGATCAAAGTCTTCTTGGGTAATCCCTCTACCATTATCTTGGATATAGATGTTATTTTCGTCAGAATAAATTTTAACAAATTTGGTATCAGAGTCGTTATATTTTAAACCGTTTCTAATAAGGTTATCAACTGCAGTACAGAATAATGGTTCGTTTACTTCAACTGTTGGTAATTCATCAATAATAACTTGACTTAGATATGCTGTTGATGATAGGTAATCGTGTAGAATATTTTTTAGGTCACATTCGGTTTTATTTAAAACCACATCTTTTTTAACTAAGTTGGTGAATTCGTAAACTCCCTTATAAACTTTTTGTGAATGTTTTAATCCTTCTTTAATCATTTTAATGGGCGCTTCAATTTTTAATGATGCAATGTCTTCAGGGTTTAATCTTCTTTCTAATGAACTTAACCCTCTTGGCATATAAGTATTTATACCTGAATGCATGTCGTGTCTTAATATTTTAGCTGCGTGTTCTAAGTAAGTGTTTTTCTTTTCAATTTCTTTTCTTTGTTCATACGAATTTGTAACATCTGTAGCGATCTTCATAACACGATAAATTTTACCGTCCACGCCAATAATAGGATTGTAGGTTGCTTGTAGATATACTAAAGAACCGTCTTTTTTAACTCTAGTGATTTCACCTGTAAATAATACACCCTCATTTAATTTTTTCCAAAAAAGAGAATATTCCTCACTTTTTGAATGTTCCTCATCTATAAAAATTCTGTGGTGTTTTCCAATTATTTCATCCGGTGAAGAATAACCCATAGTATTTAAAAACAATTCATTAGCAAAAATAATGTTCCCCTGTAAATCAAACTCAATAACCGCATTAGATTTGTTAATTGCGTTCATTCTGTTACGGATCTCAACTTCTTTTCTTTTAAGTTCTGTAACATCTTGTCTAATTGATGAAAACCCATCTAACTTACCCTTCTTATTAAATTTCGCTTTGATGTATGTATCAACGTAATATAGTTCTCCTGACTTTCCTTTATTGGTAACAACGTCATTCCATATCTCACCTTTCATAACGGTTTCATACATCTTACCCCAATACCCATCAGGTTGTAATCCGGAGTTAACAACACTATGATCTTTACCTTTTACCTCATCCAAAGACCAACCCGACACTTCTTCAAATTTTTTATTAACGTATGTTATTTTACCGTATTTATCGGCAACAGAAACAATTGTTGCAGAATCAATAAAATCCTCACTATCTTTTATTTGTTTTAATAATTCACCTTTTAACTCTACTGTTTGGGTTTTCATTAAAAAATAAAATAATGGTGAAAATAATAAAAAGCAAGACATCTCAATAATTCTTGTTATATCATTAGCGTGAATAAGACCTACCAAAATAAAAATTTTAGTTAAAAGAAAAGTAACCATCAATATTACAGATGGTATTATTAATAATTTACGTTTTTTAGTCATATAAATAAATATCAAGAAAGTCTTTACTTTACAAAATAAGATATATTTATAGAAAAAATTAATTATTATGTATACAAAAGAACAAGTAGAATTGGCCGTCAAGGCGAAAGGGTATGTTTGGTTTGAGGACACAAACAACAAAGGTTATGATGTTAATATCGTAGGCGTTAGAAATGCAAGTACAGGTCAAAAAGTGACTAATGTATTTGATGATCACATTACATTATCTTACAAAGTTGATGGTCAATGGAAATTCCATATTTGGCCAGCAACGACTGACCCAGGTAAAAAAGGTGTTATGGAATACCACAACAAAGATGGTGTTGCTAGACTTGTTGAAGGTCAATATAGAGGTTCTCACACTATCAGATTACATCAAGGTAAATACGAAGCGTTAGGTCAAGCAAAAAGTGTTAAAGTTTATCGTGATGCTAACCGTGATATGGTATATGATGAAAAAAAGATTGCAGAAGGTATTTTTGGTATTAATATCCACAAAGCAGGTGCGGATTCAACCTATGTTGAAAACTGGTCTGAAGGTTGCCAAGTATTTAAAAAGGCGGCAGATTTTGAAGAATTTATGAGTATTTGTAGAAAGGCTAGAAACATTCACGGTAACTCATTTAGTTATACGTTAATTGAATCAACAGACATTAAATAAAATAAAGGGACTTCGGTCCCTTTTTACTTTATTAAAACATCTGTAACAAGATGTCGTTCTCACCTTCCCACTTCACAATTTTAGATTTAGGAACCCAGAACTCCATCTCTCCGATTTCCTCAACTTTGGCCAAGTACTCGTTACGGAAACGTTCTGCTTGTGTTCTATCAGTGATGTACTCAACTCCCATGTGTTTGGCACATGTCTTACCCATTTTAGTTAACATTGAAAACTCGTCGGTCAAGGTCTTAGCACAACACAAACAAACATCACCACGTTTAACTGTCATTTTACCTGAGAACTTAACAGCCTTAGGTGATACCGCCAACACCTTAGTGATGTCTAAGATAGTTGGGTTGAATTTTAAACCGTAAGTGTCTTTCAACTTTTGACCTACCATACGACCAACTTTGATTGAATCACCCTCAACTGGGATATTCATGTGAACTGTCGCTTTTTGGTTTTTTTCTTTTTGGATTTGGTTCAATCCTGCTTGGATTTGTTTTTCAGACAATTTACCATAAAGGTTAAGTTTTGACTTCAAGTCATTAACAAATGAAGAAGGACCATCATAAGAAAGGATCTCTTTCATTTCAGGAGTAAACTCAACTTTTTTTACTTCCTCAACATTTTTGAAGATCTTTTCGACCGCAGATTTTTGGTTTACAGTTAATGAACCGTATTTAGATAGAGCATCTTTCATTTTTAAAACGAAAGAGTTAGAACCTTTGTAATTTTTTACTTGTGAAGTTATATCTGTCATAATGTATTTGATTATGAAACAAAGATATAGTAAAGATTTGAATTGGCAAAATTATTTGTTATCTATTTTAAATAATTTTTGAAATAATTTTTCCCACACATCCATTGCAGGACTTACCGCAACAAAAAAACCAATTATACCAAGAATAAATTCACCTATTGAAGACTTTGATTCCAAGTAGTATTCAAATAAACCTAAACCAATCCAAACAATCAAAAATGAAAGGAACCAAGACAAAAGTAACAATAAGAATTTTTTCATAACATAAATTTAAAAAAAGAGGTCAGTAAAGGATTCGAACCAATGACACGTCCACTTCTTAGGGTTGTGGATTGCTCTACCAGCTGAGCTAACTGACCTACCTGTTGTCAGGGTGGGATTCGAACCCACAATGAGTGACCTTATAACTTCTCGCGTCCAAATTGCTCTTGGACCGTGGCGTCTTTAGGACTCGGCACCATGCCTCATTACACTCCTGACAAAAAACGACTCTTCAGCTTTCTACTCCCAGCGCCGAGGAATTGTATATAACTTAGCCCGTCTCACCGCTGTATGGGAACTGAAGTTCACCGTCTCTTTCTTATTATAAACATAAGAAATATAAATGATAATAACAATAGTGGTGTCATAATTTTTTTTATAGTTCTTGAACTTGAATCATAACCCAATCAACTTCACCTTCCGTTAAATGACCCATTACATCATCTGTAATATGTGTGTTATAAGTTATTTGCCAATCTTTTTCGTTACCATAGATAACCGCCACCTCCCACTCATTACCATTTGATGTGTATGATGAATAAGTTTTAGATAATGGACTTTTGAATCTAACTACCGATAAACCATACCCATTATCAAAAAAGATTAATCCGTGAAGACCTTCACCGAAACTGTGTGGTTTAAATTTTATGTCTTTAAATGATTTCATTAGTTATTTAACATTATATATTGATCTTCATCAATTCCTTTTACTCCTAGTTTTTCTAAAGCAATTTTTAAATTATGTAGTTGTTTTGCTACGTTGTGTTTATTAAGTAACAAATTACCTAAAGTAATTCCTGTTTCTTTATGGAACTTATTAAAATCTTCAAATCTACGTTCCATTCGTAGTCTCAATTCACACCCACTAATATAAAAATCTAAAAGTTGTTCTTTATTGAATACATCTATTAATTCATCGGATTCGTGTTCCATTGAAAAAAATAGTGTAATAAGTTCTTTGTTCATATGTTTTATTTTTACAAAGATACGTATTTTTCTGAATACTCGTCAAGTTCTTTAAGATATTTTATAAACTCATCGCTGTTTATAAATTCTTCGTGTAGTTGTTGGTGTATATCTTCCATATGTTTGATTTGTGATCCCGGATGGATTCGAACCATCGACCTACTGCTTCTCCATAGAACGTCCGAGAGGTACTATCGAGAAGGCAGTTACTCTAATCCGCTGAGTTACGGGACCATATTTTAATGTAGTTTTTTAACTTCGTAAGTGTGTCCTGAATCTGAATTTAATTCAAACACTTTTCTCATATCATCGGCCTCTTCAAATGTGTTAAATTCCCAAATTTCATGAAATCCATTTAAAATAATAACAGGGACTCTTTTTTTATTTTCCTGTATCTTAATGTGTTTAACTATTACGTACATTCTTTTTTTCACAAATATAAACCTTTTTTTTCAAATGGACAATGGCTTATAATGTTTTTTCGTAATATAAAACTTCGTTGATCTCTTTTATGAATCTGAAACCGTTTTGTGTATATAGTTTTTTTGCGGTATGATTATCTTTATCTACCGTCAATGATATTTTTTTATAACCGAGTTCTGAAGATGAATTTAGACATTCATTAAGAATTTTAGTACCATAACCATTCTTTCTAAAAGACTCCTGTACTTCCAAACCATATAAAAACACAACCTCTTTATCGTCTATGTTTTCTGTCATAAATAAATCGGATACATTTTTTTCTTCAATTTTTGCAACAGAAATATCTAACAAGTAAGTCTCTGCTAGTTTTGTACTATTTTCTTTGATTTCTATTTTAAGACCAGGTAAATTATTTAACTTTCCGGTTTTTGTTAATGTTTCCATTTTATAACCGGACATTAGATATTTTACTCTATTTAGATCTTCATTAAGTGTCATTATTTTCCAATGATTATGTTATCTAAATCAATACCATCGTGACCCTTCATTCTTTCTTCAACCTCATCATATAAATAAGATTTAACAACTGCACTAACAGATTGTTCAGCTTGAGCAATTTTTGTTTCCATCCAATCTTCAAGTTGTTCACCATCTTCTAACATTTCCCACATCTTGTAAGCTAAAGTGGCCATAGTAAATAGTTGTTGTTTTGCCATGTATGATCCTTCATCATGGTTTTCTTTTAAAACCTTGACCATTCTTTCAAGTTGTTTTTCTGTTATAATAATTTTACTCATTAGTTTGATTTAACATTATTTATTGTTCTGCCGATGGTGTTGGTGTTTCTGGTGTTTCTGATGTTGGTGTTGATGGTGGTGGTGGTGTTGGAGTTTCTTCGTCTTTTTCATCCTGATTTACCATATAAAGCCCTTTTTGTGCATTAAAAGCTTCATATAATGCCTTATCTAATTCGTCTATTTTTGCCTGTATATTATTGAAATTTTGATCCAAAAGATTTAATCTGTTTTCTACATTTGAAGCGTTTGCCTTTCCTTTATTTTTTAGTTTTGTAACTGCATTATTTAAATAAACTTTTCTATCAGTATAAAGATTTTTAAACTCACCTTTAAATGTTGCAAGTTCTCTTCTTAATTGGTTACCTTCAGCATTTACTCTAGCAAAAGCAGCTTCTATTCTAGGTGATAAATCGTTTTCGGACTTTCTAAAAACATTACCTACCGCAGTACCAACTCTCGCTTTTAATCCTGCAATATTTGCATTTTGTTCATTTAAATAATCATTTTCTATTCTTTGGTTAATTTCTTGAATATGTCTGATTTTACTAAAACTTTTATTCATATTTTTTTTATTTATTATTTATTACCATGTTCTACATGCCCAATATCTTGGTTTCCATCTTGGGCCAGGGTTATCACAATTATGTCTAGCTCTGAATGACTTTCTTCTTTCAGGGTTATTTTTTTTAATAACCATTCTTTTACCTTTTGCTGACTTTCCACCAAAACCAAAGTTCACCTTAACTACTTTTCCTTTATCGTTTTTAACATAAACTTTAAATTTTTTAATGTCTCCTTGCATAATTTTTCCAAGTTGAACTTTTCTGCCTTGATATTCGGCTTCGTTTAAAAAATTACTTTCTTTAAAGTTTGTACTTTCTACTGAACCGTAAATATCCTCGTAAATAGGTGTATTTTGTTTTTTTAATACAGTTTTTATTACCTGTATCAATTCTGATTCTGTTAGTTGTAATTTCATATAAATAAATATATGGATACATAAAAAAAGGTGAGGAAAACCTCACCTTATTTTCGGGTCGACACTAGAAGTGTTCGAACTGCCACCACTTTGTTTTAAAGATTAACAAAGAAACTACCCCTCTAACTTAGATTTTGCAAGAACCACCTCAGCCATAGAGACTTCTTTTGTCTTACCAATAACTAAGGACTCTTTTAGTATTGAACTTGGTATATGAACTAAAAAGTCCTTACCATTAAAAGTAGAAAGGTTTTGATTCAACTCGATTGAAGAGTGAACCATATTTAAAAATATTTTGAATTGTACCTCGTCCATAAAAGTTTCATTTAAAACTTCTCCAAACTTTGGGTGAACTATCAATACGTGTTTATGTGTTGCCATATTTTTTATTTAATGTAAAGTTAAGAATAAAATTTTAATTAAACAATTTCTTTGTAGGTTATTTTTTTTATATCTATTTCATCCCTTTGAGTATCGGACCCAAAATATTTAATTTCGTTCATTAGTACTTTAGCAATTCTACTTCTGTAATATCCATTACTTCTTTTTTTAAATCTTTCACAGTATTTGTTTGAATAATAGTATCCTTCACTATATCTCATATCAACAACCACGTCAAACTCAAAAGTAAAATTACTACTCCAATAATTTCTTTTGTATTTTCTTATATTTACTATTTTGATTACGGCATTTTTTAATTCTTCCCAACCATAATCAAACCCACCAAATCCTATCGTGGTATCTTTCAAATGTGTTTTGATTGCCTTTATTTGTGTATCTCTGATTACTTTTCCTACTTTCATAAGACAAAGATAGTGGTTTTATTTTGATTACGAAAAACTTTTGTACTCTATTTTTGAAATATTCACATCGTCACGACCATCTATTGAAAAATATTTCAATTCTTGTAACACTGCACCTAAGATGCCATTTCTAAAGTATCCGTTACATCTTCTTGCATATCTTGTACAATAATCATTACTATAATAGTAACTATTATTTTTCATGTCGATTATAACATCAACTTCATATACGTATTGTTCTTGATTAACAGACCAACCGATTCTTCTGTGTTTATATTTTCTAATAGATTTAATTTTAACTACCGCATCTTTTAAATCGTTGTCAAAATAGTAACTCTCATTTTTATAAAATTTAATTTCAACGTCTTTAGTAAATTTTTTAACAACCTTAATGTGTTTGTCTAAGATGTGTTTTCCTAATTTATACGGGTTTTCCATGACACAAAGATAGTAAAAAAAACTAAATGCACAAAAAAAATTATATAGGTATATTAGTATAAAAGTCGTTAATTCCGTCTGAATTTATATCAATATAATGTACACCACCACTTCTTTTAAACCCTAAACCACTTTTAACCCATTCACCTGTTTCTGGATTTTTTACATATTGCATTTGAGGACCAAAGACTAAAAAGTTATTATTACTATCTATTACAACACCTAAATCTTTTTCCCCTTTTAATCTTATACCACTAGATAACCATACATTAAAACTATCTTTACCCGGATTTACACTAGATGGACTTAAATTTATTTTATTAGTTGTCTTAATTTGGGCGGCAACTAATTCATTATTTTTATTTTTCATTATTAAATCTATACCTAATATTGTATCTATTGGATTTCCTTTTTTAGCACCGGCATGATATACAATATCAAAGTGATCTGATAATTGTTTTAGTGTTAAAATATCATTTATGAAGTATGTTTCACTAAAATCTCCTTTCTCTGTTGTTTTTGTGGATGTTTTTGTAAAGAAGTCTTTATTTTCTTTTAAATAATTTAACTCTTTAATTAGTTCATTATCTGAATAATTATTTATTTCATCTAAAAAAGTTTCTAATTCTTTTTCAGTTATTTCTGCGGTATTTTGAATATTTTTTTTTCTTTTTAGTAAATCTTCTAAATAATTTGGTCCATCAACTAAGTTTGTGTCTAACATATTTAATTGGTCCCAATTACCATTTTCATCTGCCAAATATTTATATTTACCACTTTCAACGTTAGATAAAAAATTAGGATAATTACTATCTAAGAATGCCTTTATCTCTTCAGTTATTTCTAAATCATTAATTTTCCATACACTAATCTCACCTTTACTGTATAGTACTTTTCTAACAAATTTAGTAAATCTGTCTTTAGCTGTTTTATTATTTTTCAATATATCTGACAATGTCAATTTCATTTTTTTATTTATTTCTTCTATTAATTTCAAATAATTAGTATCGGTACTTTTTATGAACTTATCGACTAAATTCATAATTATTGTCTCTTCTTTAGTTAAACTTTGGTATCCATTATTTTCAAATTTTTTTAATATTTCTTGATACTTAGTATTTGTTGCCTTTGGTAGTTGTTTACCTGATGTGTTTTGAACTGTCACTTCATCTGCTAAATCAAAAATTTCACGTAAAGGTTGGTAATTTTTTAATTTGTTTGAAATATAATCAGTAAAGAAGTCATAAAATTCTTTTTCTTGTCCTGGTACATTTTTTTCTAATAGTTTATAAAGCTGAACTTTAGCATTGGTTACTACTTCATCTACATTTCTATAATCCTTAATTATTCTCTCACTGTTATTATTTATCTGTTCATCGACTTTTTTGAAATAAAGATCTTCTAACTTAACTTTAAAATCATTTTTGGCATTTATAAGACTCTCTGTAGTCTGCTCCAAACTTTTAATAATATTAGAATATATTATATTTGTTTTTTCTAAATCTAATTTTATTTTTTTAGGATCTATTTCATTTTTAAACTTTTTTACGGCATCATCAAATGTACTTTCCGTTGAACTACCTATCTCATCTGCAATATTTTTTAGTTTATTTTTAGTTGCGTCGTCAATAGAATCTCCCAAAATGTCAATTTGTTTCAATAAATTTTGTTTGAGTTCTCTATTAGTATTAATTTTACCTATTTGTCTTAATTTAACCAAATTATCGACTTGGTTAGAGAATGAAGTACCAACTTTAATTGAATAATTTCTTATTAGAGGCCCTTCTTTGATAAAAACTTTCTTATTGTTTCCCATCAAAGAATTTATTCTATCTACTTCTGATATTAAAAGTTTATTTTTCATTTATAATAAATATAAAGATTATTTTTTAATAACAAATTATACAAACAAAAAAAGGACACAAAATATAGTTTGTATCCTTAGATGTCTTTTTTACCAGTAAGTTTTTAAAAAAAGGCTGAGATTACACCTGTTATTGAGAACCTTTGAAAGGATTATTGTTTCCCTTTGTATCCACCATCTTTTGAATGGTATTTCTCAGTGACGGTTATTTAAGTGAACCACTCTTTAAGGTTTTGTCTACTCTCCTATTACTCAACTCTCTTCGAGGATGCCTCCCCAACTAGTCCTTGCGGGATTAGAGGTCTTTGGTAAAATTACACTCGGACTTGGGATCTTTGTGTGCAATGAACAACTCATTACTAGGTAGTCACCTTTCGACCAAACCTGACGGACACTTTTCCTTTCTGTAGTTAATAATAGTTTTATTACTTTCCATAAAGTTTTTGTGTCGTGGATTGTGAAAGTAGTGGTCCGTCACGGGCTTCGTTATCTTTTGAACAACGAAATACTCAACTACTCTCTGAAATGTCCCCATTTCCATATTTCAAGATTACTTCAAAACAATTCCTTTGGTAAAGAATCATTAGGGTTGGTAACAGCACCACCTGTACACGAACATACCTTTCGGTTTTAAGTGCCCTATCATAATGGAGGACGCAATAATAAAGTTGGATACTGTATTTTTTGCATCGTTCCTACGGGTTATTCCTCTTGGTGTTCCCACCTCAAACTGACAACCCACATTGCCAGTTCATCTAACCACTTTCCCTACAGCGTTGCCCTCGGTACTAAAGGTTAAACGGTATCCCGCTTGTGTACTCGACCTCAACAAGTCCGAAGACTCACCAAGACGCAAACCTATTACACGTTAGGTTCACTTTATCCCACTTTCGTGGTTTATTTTAATGGACCATACACGGCCCAATGACTTAATTTAGTTTCACGCTTAAAGAAAGGGAGGTGTTAATTCGCTTTTTTTTAATTGTGACGACCATTTCAGTCGGTTTTAGTTTTTCAAAGAACGTTTTCTCTAATTCGACAACGAGTATCTTTCATCTCCTGTGGTTTCGAATCTTTTTACAAAGTTAAGTCTTTTTTTTTAATTAGACAAGTACCTTGTGAACTTTTTTTAATTTTTTTCTACGTACACTTTTTGAGTTCCGTATTTATTAGCCATAATCTCAGCGAACTGAAGATTAGGTGTGAATACTCTTTGACCTTTGTCATTAATGTAAGAGTAAATTTCGTTTACAATTATTTGTTCTTCACTCATTTTTTTCAGTTTTTCAAATTATTATTAGGTCGTTTCCTAATTGTTTAACAAATCTAAAACATTTATTCTAAACTGTCAATTGTTTTCTATAAAAAAAATGAAATTTGTCAGAGGTATTGTATAAATATATTGAAAGGTATCAAAATCTATACTTTTTTTAAAAAAATTACAATTTTTTCATTTTCTATTATTTCAGCATTTAATGATTCAAGTATACTTTTAGATAAATTATTATTTTTATATCTATAACCTATCCAATATTCTATACCCATTTTTTTTGTTTCTTCAATTGAAAGATTTAATATGTGTTTCCCAAAACCATTTTTTCTATAATTTTCATTGACAAATAAATCAAGACAAACTACAGAATTACTAAAATTTAAAACAGGTTTATCAGGTATAAATTCATATATTTCATTCTGAAGAATTTCTAAATAATCAAAATTGTATATTTTTATTTCCGCAATGACCTCTTGATCATTGAAAAAATAAATTTTTAGTCCGTCTTTTTGATTTATATTTCCAGTTTTACCTACTTTATAATCCACAATTTATAAAGTAAAATTAAAAATTAGAATCTCAATAAATTAGTTGCTAAATTTTTATATTTACCTATCAAAGGTATTTCTAAAACTTTTTTACCTCTGAATTCATAATTTTGTTCAGGTAACATTAATTTAATCTGACCTGTTTCATCAATACCAACTAAAGGATAATTTACATTTCTCATAGTAATATTACGACTTTGTATTACGGTACATTTGCCAGGATGGTCCCATTGACCTCTATTATCAAATATAGATTCCAAATTTTCATTTATAAAATCCCATTCACTTTCAGTTAATTTACTATTCCCAGATACGTGATTTTTTAACATAATGAAGACATCTTTTTTACTTATGGACTCAGTAATAGTCTCACCTCCTGATGTTATTTTTTGATTTAAAATTTCAACAAACTTATCTCTTATGTCTTTTGTAAGTTCTGTCGTTCCTCTCCCCTGTTTTGGGTTTGCAAGTGACTCAACATCAATACCCTCTTTTTTCATTCCATTAATTGCTGATTGAATTTGTTTTTCTGAAAGTTTTCTAAACCTTAAAAGTTTTTGTTTGATGTCTTGTATGAACGTATTTGAACCTTCGTAAAATGCGATAGGTATTGCATCTGCCGGTAAATCTTTTACATATGGTTTATCATATCCGCTATAAACAAAACCAATACCTGAAATAGTTGTTATACATTTATGTCCACCAGCATTTGCAACTAAATAATCATAAGCACTTATTGTATTTGTTTTTGGGTCGAAAGAAGGCATTGACCCGTAAATGGCATCCATGTCTTTTTGAGTGAACCCAACAGAATCTGCTGTTGCCTTTTTTTCAGATACTTTTTTTATTATTTTATAAGGTAATATTACTTTTTCTAGTTCTGGTTTAAAACTTAATAACACCTCATCTTTTATTTTTCCTAAATCAACACCTTTAAGCTCTCTATCCGCTTTATATGGATTACAAGATGCCTGAACTAAACCTACAGGAGCACCAAGACCAGTAACTAAAAAGTCCGCATCAGGGTGTAAATCAAATGGTGTATATCTGTCGTATGAACCTTTTTTCATTGATCCTAAACCAAATTGATAAAGTACCCCACCCTCTTTTTGAATTACCCCTTCTTTTGATCTGTCTTCGATATATTTTTGTTGATTTTGTTGCATTACTTCTGGCGAAGCAAAACCATGTTTTTTTGCAATATTAACAATTGTATTATACAAGTTCTCTAAAGATGGTTCACAGTTCATAACAAGGTATTCAAGTAAATCTCTACCATCGACCTTATCATTTTTATACGCTAAAAGAAGTTTGTTTAAAACAAGACCCATTAATAATTTATTTCTTTTAACACTTTGATCCTTATCGTATTTAAAAATAAAATTCATTACCATTTTTGTTGTGATCTGATTTGCTGCAAAGTTTGCAGAATCAATGGTTGATACAACAAATAAATCTTCGTCTTTAAATAAATCTTTAGGTGATATTTTTTGAGAGATTGTTTCTACGTTGGATCTTGAATGTTTAAAATCTGTTGCAGTATCTTTTTCTACACCTACTTGTGAATCATGATGGTCTGTATGGATTTTAAACATTGGTTTTCCGTGTGCAAAATCAACAAGTACTGGCATTATTTTACCTTCAGCATCTGCTTTTTTAATTGCCCATTCTTTTTCACCATATTGAATAATTTCAGCATCAACTACTTTAAATCCTTGATTTTCAAGATACGCCTTCATTGCAATTCCTGATGCAACACCATCAAGATCCTGATGAAAGTATACTTTTGCTTCCTTATATCTTTCAAGAAGGTTATTTATGTCTCTGATTCCCGATTCCTTAATAAGTTTTTTCATATTAAATAAATATGAAATAAAACAAAAAAACCAACATTACTGTTGGTCTTCCTTGATTTCTTCTAACTTCTTAAAGTATTCGACTCTTGTTCTTGCAACTTCGGCGTAGTTTGGTGAAAGTTCTATTCCCAACCACCTTCTTCCTAACACTTCTGCAGCCACCAAACTTGTTCCTGAACCGGTAAAAGGATCTAAAACTATATCGTTTTTGTAGGACAATATCTTAATTGCTTTAGTTGGTATATCCATTGAAAAGGTTGCCTTAGTCAAAGACTTCGTATCTGCAAAGTATTTCCACTGAGCGAATACTAAATCCATGAATTCTTTTTTATCTTGTTCTTCATAAACCACTTTCTTCTTTATTGTACCATCTTCTTGTTCAATCTCCGTTGGTGTTCCTTTCCATTGTGGCTCACCTTTTACCTTTCTGATATGTTGTTTTTTATATGCTAAAATAATACACTCCTTTGGGTTATATATGTAAGGTGAGGATGGTGACATCCAGGTATATTTAATGCAATACGACCATCATCTTTTAAAACTCTATATGTTTCTGTTAACCAGTTTCTAGCAAAAACAAGATAGTCTTCAAACTCAACATCATCTTCATGCACATCATATGCAATACCAACACCATAAGGAGGACTGGTTACAACCAAATCAATACACCCTTCAGGTAATGTCTTCATTACTTCAATACAATCACCATTTATAATCTTTCCTGTTTCTATCATTTGTTTTCTAATGTATTAATATGATGTTGTAAATACCATAAAGATTTCTTTAGGTCCTCCAACTCCTTTTCTTTATTTTTTTTACCAGCTCTTGAGATATACTTTACAGTATTTCCTAAACTAAAACCTAAATCCCAAGCATCAATAACCTTGATTGCCTCATATGGATTTTCTTCTCCACCATAATGTTGGGGGTGGTTTACTTGTTCTTTACTCATAAATTCCAAGTTGGATTAAATAACTTCTTACTTTTTTACCTAAATCTGCATCGTTTGGGTATTTTTTTACTAGTTCAATTATTACTTTTGAATCAACATTGATTTCTTTTTTTTGAACTTCAGGATTTTTATACCCAAACTCTTTTTCCTGTCTTAACTCGTTTAATGATCTTTGTTTTACTACCATGACTTTTTTATTTCAATAATAATAAACTATATCTTATTTGTCAAATTTTTGTGTTTAATAATTTTTGATTGGATCATGTAGTTCATTATTTTCCTTTTTGCAATAGGAATCAATGTTTCTTTGAGTGGGTAATTATTATTGTGGTTAATGGTAAAAACAATCAATTTACTATGAATCTTCGGGTCCTGTAAATTTTTAATTAGTGGTTTTTTTACCTCTTTTAGTTTTTCATCAAAATCTCCTTTTAGACATTCACATATTCTTTTTATGTGACATTTTGTTTCAAGGTTTCCTTTCTTAATTGGTTTTATAATAAACTCATAAAGATATGTTTTGTTATTATAATCCAAAAAGAAAAGACCTTGTTTTGGTTCAATGTTTTTTGGGTTTTGTACCGGGTCAATTGAAACTGTGTCATTTACAATATCCCAAATTGCTTTAGCGTGGTTAAAGTAATCTGTTAGTTTTGTTGATGAGTATTTACAAATGTGGTATACATCAAGTATTTCTTCCTTTGTTAATAAAGGACAATCAACAGGAATTAAATCCGATATTAATATTTCATCGTCAGGGTCCTTTAATGCCCTATTAAGTGTTAAAATTTGACCTTTTTCAATTAAAAGATTAATACTAGCAAGATGTAATGAAATTTCTTGAAACTGTGGGTATAACTTAAAACCATTTAAGTTTTTGTCTAATTTTTGTAAATAACCTAAAAGAACCAATTGTTTGTGTTCTAAATCGATTGGGTCTTGAAATAACCAGTCAGTTTTCATTAAAATATTTTAGATAAAAAATAGATGTTTTTTTAATGAGTGTAAATGATTAGTTATATCTCATAACATAATATTCCTCTCCGTTGATGTTATATGAGTCTTCTGTTCCATCATAACCATTTAATACGTGTCCATAACCATCAGTTCTTATCACATAATCAATAGCCGCCTCAACATCAACAAAATCTAAAAGTGCGCTATTATCATAACCTCTATCTCTTAAAAGGTCAAAAATATTATCAACATTGTCGTCAACCATGTTTTCTATAGCTTCTTCGATTGATTCTTCATCGTAATCACCTTCTGGATTTTCTTTAATGTGTGTATTTCTAAATATTGTTTTTGTTGATCTGTTAATTCTTTATTTATATTCCAATCTTCAGGGCTTTGTCTAACGTATTCGTTGTAGTCCTCATAAAGATAGTCCCTCACATATCTTTCATCAATATGGTTTTCCCAAACATGTTCTCTAAATGCATCAAAACCACTATCATCAATTAGTGATTCTAAATTTTCTTTTGCTGCTTCATATAAATTATCTTCACCTTCATAAACAACATATTCACTTTCAAAGTTTTTTGAGCCTAACCAAAGATACATACTTGAATCTCCATAGTGTTTGTATTTGGTATTAACTAAAAAATATTTATCTTCACCTTCTTGTACAATTCCACCTTCTTCAAGATAATAAAAAATTGCTTCAGTTTCATTTGATTCTTTATTATCATTTTTAACGTCCCAAGCACCTTCTTCTCTTAATTCGTTTTGATATGCAATTCTTTCTTCGTATATTTTTTGTTTTTCTAATCTTTGCATTTCAGAACCCCAATAATCTAACCTACCTCTTACTTTATTTTTATCAAAAAATGGAATTTTAGTATAACCGATATCTAAATTACCTTGTACTAAATCAATACTATCAATATTTGTCACATGTTCTTTTCCTCTAAGATCTAATTCACCGGTAATTCTAATTTTTTTACCAGCATAATCAGGAAGTCTTTTAATAATAGATCCATCACCATTAACATAATCCAAAAGTTCTTTATATTCTTCAGGACTAACGTCAACCCACTCTTCGGTTTCTTCTTTTATTATTTTTTTAATTAAGGAATTTAAACTCATATTTTATAAATAGTTTATGTTTACAAATGATTATTCATAGTTTATAAATATTTATAAATAAAATAAACACAAAAAAACAAAGGTCATGGGATGCGGTTGCAAAAATAAAAACAACGGAGGACAACAGGCACAACCTGTTCAGACTAACCAACAAAACAATCAATCAGTTCAAGAGGCTGTAAAAAAAATTGTTGAGAAGTATTACAACAAAAAGTAAAAACTATTTAATCATAATTTTATTTTTTTTAAAATTGTTTAAATAAAAACAATAAAAAAATAATATGATTGAAATAAGTAACTTTTTGAATGGTGTCAACCTATGTAATATTTTCGCTTCTTTAGTAGTTGATGAGATTAATAAAAAGTCTCCTAACTCGGTTACTGAAATAAATGTAACCGATGTTGGGAATTTTTATGTTGTGAGGGGTGTTACCTCATCTAAAGAGGTTATTGATGTTAATAAAGTTTTTCAGGATTTTACAAAACAATACCCTAAAAGATTCCAAACCTCTCTTAGATTGTTTGACTTAATACAGTATGACAAAAAAATTACAGATAACCGTTTAATGATTAATTATGTTTGGGAAAAATCTAAAAGATTAAACGATATTCAAGAATTTGTAGATAACTCATCTAAAAAAAATATTTTTTATAATTTATCAATTTGTGATAAAAGTAAAACAGTTTTTTACGAATGTTTAGATGAAGACGTGAATCAAACCTATTATGAAATAGAAAAGTTTTTCGAGGGATACGTTTTGTCTAGAACTAATCAAATTAAAAAAAGTTATTCATCTGATAGATATTATGGGTTATCTAATAATGGTGAAAAGTTTTTCCATGTTTTAGTAAAAAACATAAAACATTGTCTTTTTATGATGGGTATATCTAATAAACTTAATATATCAATTTCTTCTAATTTATCTTTAGAAAATATTAATAATGAAGTAATTGGGTTAGATATCAAAGATAGTTCATTTATTGTTAGTAAAGATTGGTTAGAGTCTCTACTTCTTGATGTGTTCCCGTTTTCTTTATCTGAATTAGAGAATTATTTTGATCTTACAGATTATAGTTCTTCACAGGAAATATTAAAAAATGATTGTGTATTACCTTTTGAAAAATTAGATTTAATTAAAGAAATTATTTTAATCTAGTAAATAATTTTTAACTATTTCAACACCTTCATTTATATCATCAAAATCTCTTGTTGGTGCCAATAGAGTAACATTTTCCGGTTCGTCAGCCTCATTTAGTGTAAGTAACATTAATGCCGGAACATACTCATTACCAACCGCCTCTGCAAAATCATTATATTCTTCTTCGTACTCATCTATATCTCTTTCAATGAATATTATTTGATTTTTTTTCAACTCCTCTTTAATCATCACACAATATGGACAACCTTTCATTGTGTATACTAATGTTACTTTCATACGAAATCTATTGTAAAAAATTTATTTAACCCTTTAACTAATAATGAAACACTCATTTCTGAATCTACTTCTGACATTATTTTTATATTGTATACGTTTTCCAATTCAACTTTTTTAAAATATATTAAAATCTTGTTAACTTCACTGTAAAGAATTACACCTTCTATTTTTTGTGTACTAGTTTCATCGCAATAACTAATATACCATAAAATTTTATTTTTTTTTGTTAATAAATCAATTGCAGATGAAGTAACATTTCTAGTTTTAGTTATACAAGGATAATTGTCAAACTTTTTAGAAAATATTTCTATTACATTTTCCGGTAAATCTTTTTTTTCTATTTTATCATTCATGGTAAATCAATAAATAGTTCTTCAAATTCATTATATGAATCAAAAGTTAAATTAACTTCTTCTTGTGTTTCATTAACCCATCTTGGATAAATATCATAAATAGGTTTTGTCTCATCAAACTCCTGAAACTTAGAATATGTTCTGATACTTTTTCCGTTCTTAAACTTTTTGGTCATTATAGGTAATTTAATAAAACCTTTTTTAAATAAATGATCAAGTCTTTTATCTAAATCTTTTATGGGTTCTATCCATTCGTCGGTTAATGGTTTATTGAACTTACCTAATGTCTGCACTCTTTTTAACCCATTTTGTGTAAAAGTATATTCAATAGTTGACCTATCGGATCCATTTTTATCGTCTTTTCTAAGTGATACGATAAAACAGTATGGTTTTTCTGAATAAGTCCTAACACAGTTATGTTGATGTGCAGATTCTCCCTGATACTCTTCTGTTGTTTTTAGTAGAATTGGGAAGTAAGTATTGTCCGATGTAAAAATTGGGTCCTCAACTAAACCAGAGTCTTCTCCGTAAAATCTAGTAACATGACCATTACTATATGATTCAATTAAGGTTGACCATTCTACGTGTTCTTGACTGAACTCTTCTAAATTCTTTGCGGTTATTTTAACTTCCTCACCGTATTTTAAAAGTCTATGTTTAAATCTTAAATGATCCCTTAAAGTGGCTAAAAAATTTTTAGATTTTGTTTCATTTAAAATGTTAAGTATATTTTCTTTTTCTTTTTTTGTAATAAGTGAATCCATATTTTCAAAATATATACCCCCATCCGATACCGGATTATAAACTGAATACATTTCTGTTGTAAAAAAAACCTCCTCTTTAATTTTATTAAATAAGTCTTGTCCTAAAAATCTATATAACTCAACAATACCATCAATGTCCAAATAATTATAGTTATTTAAAAGTTGTCTTATTTTTACACCTTTCAGATTATTTTTTTTCATAAACCAAGTAACCAAATTGGCATCATACTTTCTTACTTCTTTAGTTGGTGCAAACATTTTAGAAAACTTCAAAAAAGCATTTGGGTATTTTATTTTTGAATTTTTAAGAATGATTTCATAATACTTTTCTTGTATTGTGTTAAAATTATTTGTTGAGACTTTGACATTAGTTTTTTCAATTATTTTATTTAAAAACGTATGAATTACGTCGTATCTTTCATGAACTGTAAAATAATAGTTTAGTTCACTCATAATTGAGGTTAGTTCAATGTCAGGAACATTAACATTACATCTGAATCCTAAATTTTGTTTTCTTTTGAATTTAGATTCTCCAGTATAAAATAACTTTTTCTTATAATTAAAAGTTAAAAAA